TTGATGATGACGAATATGAAGTAAAGTATCTAATCCAAAGAGTAGAACAAACCTTTAACACCAAAGAGAGATGTTAGATTTTCAAGTATTAGTATTGATACTCCTTTTTGGAGTGTCTGTTTTTTTCGCCTTAATGACGAATAAGAAAAAGTGAAAAACTTCAAAAACATAATCACACCTGAAGAGGCTAGTGCCTTCGATAAAGAAATGTCCAATGCGTTTCTAAAGAGAAGAGACACCCCCGATGTTGTGTCGAGAATAGTAAAGCTCTTGTGTGATTATTATGAAGTTGAGATTTGTGACAAGTCTTTTTGGAGAGTAGAGATAGAACCAAAGGGACATGACTGGCATGTAGATAAAGGCAATAGAGGTCATATGGCTTGGTGTCAAGTGGGTGCTAGTATTTTACTCTCTGATGACTTTGAAGGAGGAGATACCCATTACAAGTGGGGAAAGGTTGACAGGGAAAAATACGAACTGATCTCACATTCATCGGACATACAACACAAGGTAGACCCACATACTGGGAATAGAAGAGTACTATTAATATTTATATGATGGACATTATTGACCTTTGCTATAGAGATTTAGAAGAATACGGAATAGAAAATGATTAGTATAGTACTTATAGTGATAATGTCTTCTTATATCATAAGGAGAGAATATCTACACACAAAAGAACTAAAGAAGAAACTCAAACGATATGAGTAGTTTCTGGGATGAACAAAGAAAAAAGATAGGAGAGGTTTCGTTAAACTCATTTCGTTTAGATAGCACTATTCGGCAAATACCTTTATTTGAGGTCAAGGAGTATAAGGAATATACTGATCACGCTCGTAATTTTAGACATAAAGATTACGATTGGTATTACGCCATGACTCAAGGTAAAAAGGGGTATGGTAGTAGTCGTAATGGATTTGGATCGAACTCTACACTTTTTTTTGAAGACTCCGTTTTAGTAGACGGACATAGATTCTCAAAACATGCTCTTAAGAGTTTTCATCATTACAATACTTACGAGGTAAACACTCACAAAAAAATCAATGACTTCGATAGAATCATTGAGTTGGGTGGTGGTGCCGGGGATTTTGCTCGTTTTGTTTTAGAAATGGGATATACGGGCGACTACATTATTTATGACCTTCCAGAGATTTCTCGTGTTCAAAGATTCAATCTAGAAGGCTTTAATGTAAGATGCACATCGAATTACTCGCTTCCAAGAAACCGAGTGGAAAACACATTGTTTGTTTCTACTTGGGCATTGTCCGAGTGTCCCCTAGATGTTAGGTTACAATTTTTACAAAACAACCCGGCACCTAACCATCTGATCATATACCAACAAAAAATATTTGGAGTAGACAACGAAGAGTATTTTAAAAATTGGGAAGGAAAAAGAATAGACATTCCATGGATTCCTTGGGATGGAGGTAGTAAGTATTTAATTAAATAATTTTACATCATGAGTTATATTACAGACCCGATCGCAAAAGAAGTAATAGACTGTGTGTTGCGCCGTAACGCAAAGATGTTTACTGAACTCGGTCAAGACAGTACGATAGAGGAATACGCAAGGGCTAGGGAATTAGAAAAAGAGCGTTTGCTTCGTATCCGTAAATTCGATCCAGAAAAAATCGATAGAATGCTAGTTGAATGAGATCAGTAGAACAAGAGGCTGTTCGATTAATAAAGAGCAGTGGTAGTTTACAAGGTGCTATAAAGCAATGCAAACAAATTATTTATATGCGAACGCCGAATACCTATCAAAGGAAGGTGATTCAATATGAATTAATTTTACAATACCTAGAAAATTCTACCACATATGGTGGTGTATAGCGGTAATGTCACATTTAGGCTCGGTGCAATTTTGCACCACATACGCATCAGATGAGGCACATGCACAAAGTAAAACACTAGCAATTAGTATAATTATCTTTCTCATATCAATGTTAATTTAATGTAAAGTTACGAAATAAAAAAATAAATGGCTGGAATAAAAGAGCTCGAAGGCTTTGATGATTCGGTAATAAACATCTGTATGAATGATACAGAAGGGGAGGTTATAGAGTTATCAGGTCTCTACATACAATTACCTAAAGTTCCCAAAAAGGGAACTATTTTGTTTTCCGACCTACCTAAAAAGGATCAGTATTGGAGGAGGATACCCATGCCTCAAGAGATGTCTCGTATACGCTCCATGGATGAGTGGTTGGAGATGCCTAAAGAATTTAGAAATAGACACCTCGCCTACATCAAGCAAGAGTTTGAAAGAAGGAATAATGGCGTGTGGTTTATGAATAATGGTGTAGCCACTTATATTACCGGGAGACATTATATGATGCTCCAATGGTCAAAACTTGATATTGGATACCCGTACTATTTAGAGTTTCAACAGAGACTTTTCGTCCACCAAAAAGCGTGTGAGATCGACCCCCGATCACTAGGTCAAGTATATACCAAGTGTCGCCGTAGCGGATACACAAACATGAGTGCTTGTACCCTAGTTGATGAAGGTACACAGGTAAAGGAAAAATTACTTGGTCTACAATCCAAGACGGGTAAGGATGCTCAAGAGAATATCTTCATGAAGAAGATTGTTTCAATATTTAAATCCTACCCATTCTTTTTCAAGCCCATACAAGATGGTACTACCAACCCTCGTATGGAACTTGCATTCCGAGAACCTGCAAAGAGAATCACCAAGAAGAATAAAACCGCTCAACAAGGCGAAGCTCTAAATACAATAATCAATTGGAAGAACACAACCAATAACGCATACGATGGTGAGAAACTACACATGCTATACTTGGATGAGGCAGGTAAGTGGGAAAAGCCTACCGACATTCGTGAAGCATGGCGCATCCAAAGAACATGTCTTATCGTAGGTCGCAGAGTGATCGGGAAGTGTTTGATGGGTTCGACTGTAAACCCTATGAGTAAAGGGGGTAAAGAATACAAGGAACTCTGGCAAGATAGTAGTCCGTACCAACGAAACAAAAACGGAAGAACAAGATCGGGTCTATATAGAATATTCATTCCTTCATATGAAGCACTCGAAGGATTTTTTGATATCTACGGAAATCCCGTCATCGAAGACCCGGACCAACCTATAGAAGGTATTGACGGAGAGGTGATCGATATCGGTGCAAAAACATTTTTGAAAAACGAAAGAGAGTCTTTGAAGAATGACCACTCGGAGCTCAATGAGGTGATACGACAGTTCCCTTTTACGGAAGACGAAGCCTTTCGTGATAGTATACAAGGGTCTCTTTTCAACCTAACGAAGATATATGAACAAACGACATATAACGATAATCTCTTCCCTAATCCAGTTGTAAGGGGTAACTTTGCTTGGAAGGATGCTATACAAGATTCGAAGGTTGTATTCCATCCAGATATTAATGGGCGGTTTCATATATCTTGGCTTCCCCCAGCCGATATACGAAACAACATGGTTATAGAGCGAGGTATCAAGAAACCTGGAAATGCTCATATCGGTGTTGGCGGGGTCGATAGTTACGACCTCGATGCTACGCTTGATGGTAGAGGTTCTAAAGGTGCATTGCATCTTTATAATAAATTCAACCTTGCCTGCCCTTCTAATATGTTCGTGGTCGAATACGCTTCAAGACCACCACTAGCCAAAATATTTTATGAGGATGTATTGATGTGTGCGGTATTCTATGGATATCCACTGCTCATAGAAAATAACAAGTATGGAATCGTAAGATACTTTGAACAAAGAGGATACGATGGATATATAATGGATAGACCTCAACATTTGACATCTTCTTCTTCAAGGGTGAATGTCAAGACAAAAGGTATACCATCTAACTCTGCTGATGTTATCCAATCACATGCACAAGCGGTTGAAGAGTATATACATAACTATGTGGGTACTAACGACAACGATGGCTCGATGGGTAACATGTATTTTTCTCGAACCCTAGAAGATTGGATCGGGTTTAAGATTGATAATCGTACAAAATACGATTTAACAATTTCAAGCGGTCTTGCCTTATTAGGGGCGCAAAAAGTCAAACAAGAAAAAAAGCAGTCGGACTTTAGCGAGAAAAAATTCTTTAGAAGGTATAAGCTCTAGTACCCTAGGCTTAAGACCTTGTATTAATTGGTATATTTGCATGAATAACTATTATCTCACGAAATGTTTGATAATCAACAAGAAAACGAAAGGTACGGCAACTTCCCTGATCCACTGGCATCACCTGAAACAAAGGCGAGTAAATCCTATGGATTAAAATATGCTAAAGCAATTGAAGGTCAATGGGGTAGCTCGGATGACGAGGGTTCTTTGTATTACCGAAGAAAAAAAGAATTTGAGACCAATCGTGATTATGCGAATGGTACTCAAGACACATCTCGTTACAAGCAGATTCTAAACAGCCTTGACCCAAACAATGGGGACGGCTCATTGCTCAACCTTGATTGGTCACCCGTACCTATCATTCCTAAATTCGTAAAAATTGTAGTCAACAAGATTTTGTCCGCTGATCCATATCCAAATGTGGAGGCAGTCGATCCGTTGTCTCAAAGCGAAAAGGATAAAAGAAAAAATAAACTCAAAGGTCAAATCATGACTAGAGACTTCTTGATGAAAGCCAAGGAGTTAGGTATAGCCACTGATGTTGACCCGGAAGCCATTCCAGAAAGTTTGGAAGAAGCCGAAATCTTCATGGACACAAATGTGAAGACGGAGGCAGAGGTCGCTGCACAACTTGCAACGCAGATGACACTCAACTGGAACAACTTCCATGACACCACATATCGTAGAGCGGTATCTGATCTTGTTACCAATGGTATGGCGGTGGTCAAAAGAAACAATGATCCAAACTACGGAATTACCGAGGAGTATGTAGACCCATCGTATTTTATTCATAGTTATACCGAAGACCACAACTTCGATGACATGGTATATGCGGGTCATATCAAGCGTATTACAATCCAAGAGTTGAAGCGACTTGCAGGTGAGCAATTCGATGAAGAGACCTACGAAAAAATCGCAAAGACTGTTCGCAACCGATTCCAAAACAACCCTAGTCGATTGACACATTCTTATTACGATAAGAACTTGCAAAGAGCGACTTATGGTTATGATGAGTATTTTGTTGAGGTTCTAGACTTTGAATTCTTGTCTATTGATAAGATGTACTTTGAAGAGAAGGAGACTCGACATGGACACACAGGATTCTATTACAAGGGACACGAATACAAAGCACCAACCGAAAGCGTATACGAAAGACAACCACACTGCATGACTAACACAACATTGTATGGTGGTTCTTTTGTTATTGGTACAAAGTATGTGTTCAATTATGGTCTACAAAAAAATATACCAAAGAACATACACGATATCACCAAAACTAAACTATCGTATCATGTAATCTCTACCAACCTTCGCCGTATGATGCCGAAGTCTTTGGTTTCTGGGATTATTAGTTTTGCCGATCAGTTACAGTTGTCTCATTTGAAACTACAACAAGCAATCGCTAAAGCGAAACCCGATGGTCTAATCATTGATATCGAAGGTCTTGAGAATGTACAATTAGGTAGAAGCGGAAGCCTTGAACCACTTGAACTCCAGGACATTTACGAACAAACGGGTGTGTTCTACTATAGAAGTAGAAACCCAGAAGGAGGATTCCAAAACCCACCTGTTCGTGCAATTGACAATCAAATAAGAAACATCAACGAACTTATCGGTATTTACAACCACAACCTTCGAATGATTCGTGATGCTACAGGTATCAATGAAGTGATGGATGGTACATCTCCTAAAGGGGATCAGTTGGTTGGTGTTCGTCAACAACAACTTGCCGCGGGTAACAACGCAATATATGATATCACCCACTCGGCACAAGTTCTCTACAAGCGTGTAGCCGAAGATGTAATTAAATGTTTGCAAATCATCCCGGAAGGAAGCGTTCTCTATCGTATATATTCGAATGCAATCGGAGAAACGAACATGGGTATTTTGAGTAGTTTCAAAGACCTGCCTATGTACAACTTCGGTGTTCGTGTTGTTGCAGCCATGGACGACATGGATAGACAATACATGGAGCAAAACATTCAAATTGCATTGGGTCAACAAGAAATTGACCTAGAGGATGCTATTGCTATTCGCAATCTTCGTGATGTGGATCAGGCTGAACGACTGCTCATCCTTCGCAGAAAGAAGAGAATCAAGCAAAAGCAAGAGGCTCAAATGCAAAACATTCAAGCTCAAGCTCAAGCCAATGCACAAACGCAACAACAATCTACACAATTAGAGTTGCAGAAGAAGCAGGCTGAAGCACAACTTGAAATGCAGAAGATTCAAATGGAAGCCAAGATTAAGGCTCAAATGATGCAGTTGCAACATCAATATGACAAAGAGATTCAAGCAATGAAATCTCAAATCGTATTGGCTCAAACACAGGGTGGTAATTCTTTCCGTCAAAACCTTGAATCTATGAAGGAAGATCGTAAAGATGAGCGCATTGAAAAACAAGCGATCGAGCAATCTAAACTAATCTCACAACGACAAGGGAAGCGAGAAGAACTCGAAGACGGAGACGATTTAGCACAAATTTTTAACAACCAATAAGTTAGTATCTTTGTAATATGGCTACAGTTATAAATCTTGATAACGCTCAAAGAGTTGACATCACATGTCGTAAAGGGGATACTTTTAAAATAGAACTCACCTTTACCGATGATGATGGAGATGCTATTGACCTATCTTCTTACAGTTGGAAGATGGATGTCAAAGAGACGGCTACTTCAAGCGGAGATATTATTGGTGATTCGAGCTTTACCTATACAGGTAATGAGCAGGGAAAACTTACAGTAAGTGCTACCGCTGCAACAATGGCTGCAGCCACTTCAGGTGTGTTCGTTTATGATTTACAATCAGACAACGGGGGTACTATTAAAACATGGATTTACGGAGTGTTCAAGATTAACGAAGACATAAGTGAGTAATTTAGAAGTAAAGAGCGGTGATCAGGTATCTGTAAAATTAGCAAACGCTACAGTTAACGCCACAAAAATAGCGGAGCCATCAACAAGGGTTGCGGTAAAAGGTGTGATTGCTAGTAAACCCGCTACATCTTCTTATGAACATGATCAGGTTGGTTCAAGTGACTCTTGGAGCATAACTCATAACCTAGGTAAAAAGCCTAGCGTTACTGTGGTAGATACAGCGGATACAGTAATATTTGCAGAGGTAAGTTATACGGACGACAACTCTTTGGTTATTACACTATCTGCCCCTACTTCAGGTAAGGCATATTTAAACTAAATTTGTAAAAGAATAAAAATAAACCATAATGGCTATTAAGTTTTTAAGTAGTTTAGAGGTTGATGGTAATATTACGTTTACGGCGAATGGCTCCCTTCAACTTATAAACGCATCATTCCAGCAAGTAACCGCTGATCCTACAACAAACAACTTTGAGGGTCGTATGATTTATCGTACAGACACCGATAAGATTCGTTACTACGATGGTACAAACTATCAAGATGTAGGTACAACATACACACTCCCAACCGCAACCACTACTGTTCTTGGTGGTGTTAAGATTGATGACTCGACAATCGGCATTTCAAATAGCGTCATCTCTATAAAGGATAGTGGTGTAACACTAGGAAAAATCGCCAACATTGCAGACGATACAATCCTCGGTAATGTGAGCGGTTCTGCCGCTGCGCCTTCTGCTCTTACTGCTGCGAATGTCCGCACAATGATTAATGTTGCAGATGGTGCGAATGCTTATTCACTACCTACCGCTGCTGCGGATACACTTGGGGGTATTAAGATTGGAACCGATCTAGCCATTTCTTCTGGTGTTGTAAACCTTGACCCGGATGTGATTAGTAGTCGCACAGCGATTGTAAACGGCAATTACGCCGCAGCAACCGATTTCTTCTTGTACTACGATGCCTCGGCAGATACTTTATTAAAGACATCTGTTGACGAGCTTGAAAAGTACATGCAGGCAAATCTTACTTTCACAACCAACTCATTCCGTACAGTTACGGCGGGTGGTAATACATTAGGTGCAAGTGAAACATTAGCCTTTACAGCAGGAACCAATATTAGTATTAGCGAAAGCGCGGGTGCGGTTACTATCACGGCTACGGACACCAACGATGATGTAAGCAAGGCAAACTTAATTACTGCTCTCGCATCATTTACTAGTGAGGATACTGTAAACATTGGTGACTCTGGTGACGATACCACTGTTATTATTCGTGGTAATCTACAAGTAGATGGTACTACGACTACAGTAAACTCTGCTACACTTGATATTGCTGATAACGAAATCACTCTTAATAGCGACCTTGCTACGGATACTGCTCCTACCGAAAATGCAAGTATCATTGTCAATCGTGGATCAGGTACGGACACCGCAATTCGTTGGAACGAATCAACCGATAGATGGCAGTTCACAAACGATGGCTCTACATATGTAGACTTTGTTTTGGCAGATACAAACACTCAAAGATCAGATGAGTCCGTTCGTGATGTCACTACAGCACAAATTGTCACTAATGGTTCTCATACCAATATTACTGTTACGGATGACGATAGCGGTAATGGTATAGACTTCTCTGTTGCAACGGCTACTTCAAGTGCGCTTGGTGTTGCTCGTGTCGATGCAGGTGAGGGTATCGATGTAACTGTTTCAAGTGGTGTGTTTACTGTAGCGGGAGAAGATGCCTCTACTTCTAACAAGGGTATTATCGAAATCGCCACCTCTAGTGAGACAACCACAGGTACGGACACTGCTCGTGCGGTAACGCCAAAAGGTCTTGCGGATACAATGTACTCTGCTACGCTTGTTTCTAGTGGTGATGCAAACATTACTGTAGCGGATTCTAATAAGACTTGGACTCTTCGTCACAACCTTGGAAGTCGTGATGTACATGTTAGTCTTCGTCAAGCAGGGAGTCCTTACAAGCAAGTGTTTGTTGATTCGGAAAGCAAGGATACAAACAATACAGTTTTAAGATTTACCACCAACCCCGGAGATAGCAACTATGTAGTCTTCATTAGTAGAGTTGTTGGATAATTATTATATTGAATCTTATAAATAAACTAGGAGGGGGGAGGTTAAAACCTCTCCCCTTTTTTAATAATTGAATATGGCTATTAAGCATTTATCGGACATTGAAGTTGACGGATCGATTTACATCGGTAGCACCGAGGTTATTGATGAGACGGGTGCATGGGTAGGAAGCAATAGCGGTCTTAAGGGAGAGCCGGGTTCCAATGGTTCCAATGGGACGAACGGAGACAAGGGAGACAAGGGTCAAAAAGGTCAGAAGGGACAGAGCGGAAGTAACGGCTCAAATGGAAGTGCTGCAACTATAAGTGTAGGGACAGTTTCTACAGGAGAAGCGGGTAGTGATGCTAGTGTATCCAATAGTGGAAATAGTCAAGATGCTGTTTTTGACTTTACCATTCCTCGTGGATCAGACGGGTCTAAAGGTCAAAAGGGAGCATCTGGAAGTAATGGGACGAACGGCTCAAACGGAACCAATGGCGATAAAGGAGAACCTGGAGATAAAGGTGAACCAGGGGCTAATGGCTCGAACGGAAGCAATGGAACGAATGGTGACAAAGGCGATAAGGGGCAGAAGGGACAAAGCGGAAGCAATGGCTCCAACGGAAGTGCTGCAACAATTACGATAGGTACTGTAGAAACAGTAGGAGAGGGTGAATCCGCTACAGTAAACAACTCGGGAACAGATACCGCTGCTACATTTGACTTTCAAATTCCGCAAGGTGCAAGTGGAAGTAAGGGGCAGAAAGGAGCTCCAGGGAGTAACGGGAGTAACGGGAGTAACGGAACCAATGGGGACAAAGGCGACAAAGGTGAGCCGGGTTCAAATGGTAGTAATGGCTCCAACGGAACCAACGGAGATAAGGGAGACAAGGGCGAACCCGGAGCGAACGGAAGTAATGGCTCCAACGGAACTAACGGAGACAAGGGGGACAAGGGTGCGCCTGGGTCTAACGGGTCTAATGGTAGTAATGGTACGAATGGAGACAAGGGGGACAAGGGTGAGCCCGGGTCTAATGGGACGAATGGTTCTAACGGGACTAACGGAGATAAGGGTGATAAAGGAGAACCCGGAACGAACGGATCAAACGGGACTAATGGTAGTAATGGGGACAAGGGAGATAAAGGTGCGCCGGGAGGTTTTACCACCAACTCAAATGCACAAGTAAATAGTCTTGGTGTAGGCACGGCGGGATCAGGAACCGCAGGAGAAATTCGTGCTACAAACGATATTACAGCATTTTATTCTTCTGATGAAAGACTCAAAGAAAACATCACACCCATTGAATCGGCATTAGAAAAACTTCTTCAAATAAGCGGTGTTGAATTTGACTGGATAGAAAACACGAGGTTGCATCCAAACAAAGGGCATGATGTAGGTGTTATTGCACAGCAAATTATAAAAGTTTTGCCAGAGGTTGTTACTCAAAGAGATAACGGATACTATGCAGTACGATATGAAAAGGTTATTGCGCTTCTTATTGAAGCAATCAAAGACCTTAACGATAAATTAGAAAGTTGCGATGGCTTTACCAAGTAGTGGTCAAATATCTGTTGACGATATACGAACAGAGTTAGATGTTTCGGGTGAGGTAAATGTTAACTTTGCAGGTCTTGCCGAGGGTAGTTTTGGTACTATAAATACCAACAGTTCTTCAACTCCAAATGACGAAGCACCGCACTCTTTGTCTGAATGGTATTCATATGACCATGATGCAGCACCAGCATATTCAAATAGTCATTATTACTCTAACGATGGTACTAACGATTATGTTACGGGTAGTAAATCGGGAAGCACTCCATTTGTGATTAATACCACTCAAGACCTATCATTCAATTTTTGGGTTAGGATAAAGAGTAGTTCTAAAAACAATGAAACTCTTTGGAACTTTGGTAGTACGCAATCTAATGGAAACAATAGGATTTTCATGCAATATGTGGCTTCTCTTAACAGGATGTTATGTAGAATTAGGACTAATTCTGTAAACTTCGATAGACAGTTTGCTTTACATGATAATAGCTCTGTTACAGGTATTTCAAATAGTTCTACAGGCTGGACCACGAGTCAGCGTGGTAATGTGAATAGCGACAACTTCTGTATGATTACCCTTACTTACGATGCTTCTCAAAGCACTGCGGCTAATGCTTTTAAATTATATTGGAATGCAAACGAGCTTACTACGACAGCAAATTCAAACAATGGTACACGCTCTGCTCGTAATGCCGACTTTTTTAGGTTTTGTGAAAACATTCACACGACCGCATCCGCGGGTAATGCTAATGTAGACCTTGATGAATTTAAGGTGTATACAGATATATTAAGTTCATCTGAAATAAGCACTCTTTACAATAGTGGAACAATAACTGATAGTACTCAAACACATTCAAGTAGTTTGTTAACCGAATGGACTTTTGATTCTGATGATGAAGATTCGGCTGGACTATATTCTACTTCGATTGTTGGAGGCTCAAGAACATCATACTAATGTATACTATAGAACCATATGACGAAGCCTCAACGATATATGAGGTCTGGCAAGATGAAGCGGTGGTTTGTTTTACAGGAACACTAGAAGAGTGTCAAAATTATGTAGACTCACAATAATGTTCTAAATTAGTGACAATTAAATTTATTGTCATTTGAATATTGTCTTCCATGTTGGATACTCCAAAAGTGATTGGAGTCCAAAATCAATCGATCTTACAGGTCTTGGCGGAACGGAGCAGTGCGTTATGTACCTCGCCCAAGAACTCTCTTTCTTACACAATGTATATGTAGTTGGTGATGTAGAAAATGGTGTCTACGGATCAGTAGAGTACATAAACATGAACCACGAGATGTATAACGATGTCAAGGCTATGGACATAGATGTGCTGATCGGAGTTAGTTATGTAAACTTTCTTGTTGACTTTGAAGGTTGTCGGGTCAATAAGTATGTGTATTGGGCGCACAATACCGAACCTTTTTGGTGGTGGAAGGGAAAAGAATTGCCCAAGTCTATACTTAATCGTATCGATGGCTTTGTGTTCTTAACCAACTGGCATCACGATGACTTCTGCTCTCGATATGAGATTCGTCCCGATCAAAGTAAATACATTATTGGTAATGGGGTAAGGACTAAAAACTTCTACCCATCGGAGGATAAAGAAAATGCTTTTATATACACCTCACATGCCGAGCGTGGTCTTAAGACTGTGTTAGAAGATGGGCTTGTAGATTCTACAGGCTATCCTCTCCGAGTTGCTACACCTCAATACGGAGTAGAATATCTAGAGAAAAACTTTGATAGAAATAAGTTTGAGTACCTAGGAAGCCTACCACAATCTCAATTGTACTACGAGATGTCTAAAGCTCGTTATTGGTACTATCCAACACAATACAATGAAACGTATTGTATAACCGCTCTAGAGATGTTGGGTCATGGTGTCATTCCTATTATTGACAATCCAATAGCGGGTCTTAAGGAAACACTACAATCCTTTTACATTACTCGTGAAGAATATGAAACTGGTGCGTATTGGTGGAATACCGAAGAGGTAAACGAATATGTTTCTTCGAGAGATTGGTCTATAGTTAAGGATGATTGGAATCAAGTGTTAGAATACACAATACCAAAGGTTAAGTCGTATATTATTAGTCTTAATTATCTACCAAACTTTACCGAGAAAGCAAATGAGATTGTAGACTGTGATGCTTCTTTGTATAGGGGTATAGATAACAAAGAACAAAAACCATCTTTCGAATACAAACTATTTGATTGGAAGATCGATAGCGAAAACACATGGTACAATAGACCACTCAAGCAAGGGGAGGTAGGTTGCATGTTGTCGCACATATCCGTACTAAAAGAAGCCTATAATTATGGTGAGGATTATGTCTTGATTTTAGAGGAGGACTTCAAGCCTATAAAACCATTACAACTAGAACAACTGCCCAATTATCCTTGGGATATTTTGTTCCTAGGGAGAAACCCTATAACCGATGACCAAGAGGATGTTGATGAGCAGTTTGTTGTTCCGGGATATTCGTATAATGCTCACGCAATACTTTATCGTAGATCGGGAATCGAAAAGATACTTCAAGGAAAGCCTGAAAACTATATTATGCCGTGGGACGAATATTTAGCAGCGACATATTCTGATCACCCAAGAAAAGACCTCAACTTCATTTGGAAAGACATAAAGGCTATTTCTTACAAGGAAGAGATTGTTGGTCAAACAAGTAGTCAAATTACATCTCAAACCGAGAACACTCCGTTTGTCATAGAGTCTAAAGACTATCTTTTAGATGGCAGTGATTGGGAGGCGTGGAAACAAAGATGGCTTTCCTACGAAGCCTTAACTAAAGAGTGGGACTTAATTGTTGACGAACCCATCATGAATGTGTTTACATTCCCATTATTCAACGAGGACTTTTGTAAGCGTGTTATAGAATACGCAAATGAAATGGATCAGTGGGAAACGGATCGTCACGACTACTATCCCACTATTGATGTATTACTTGAAAAGATAGGGCTTAACGAACTGTATGCCAGGGTGTTAAAGGAGTACGCAGATGAGTGTGCTATACATATGTGGGGACTTGAAGGTAAGAATTGGAGAAGCCTTGAGAGTGAAAACTTCATGATTAAGTACACCGAAGAAAAGCAAGGACACTTAAGCCTCCACCACGACTATTCTGATCTCTCGTATGTGTTAGCGTTAAACGAAGAATATACTGGTGGGGGCACATATTTTTTACGACAAAAAGCATTACATAAAGGAATCACAGGACACATCTCGCTACACCCAGGTGCTATTAGCCACAAACATGGGGGAAGACCTGTCCACAAAGGGGAGCGATATATAATCGTTTCCTTTTGTAGGTTCCCTAGATAATATTATATTTGACTAATTAAATTAAATTATGGCGACCAAGAAAATCACCAAGAGCCTTTTAGAAAACCTACAGAAGTCGTTTTCTCAAAAAGCAGAAATAGAAAAAAACATAACGCAAGTCTCAATCAACATTGCTACATATCAAAAGTCTTTGTACAAAGCAATGGATGAGATGGAAAAAATAAATGACAAGATTACTACTCTTCGTAACAAACTTCAAGAGAAATACGGAGACAATGTAAAGGTCGATCTTTCAAATGGGAACATTGTGGAAGAGTAGCATTCTCATGACAATGAGGATTTAGTTGGTTAGTGAGGGGTCGCATTTTGTGACCCCTTTCTTTTTATCTTTGTTGAATGGACAGTAAGTTGAGAGAAAGAATCAAGAGACTCCTAAAAAAGCATGGTCTTAAAGGAGTAAACAAGCCAAAGCGTACGCCGAACCACCCTACAAAGAAGGGTATGGTGTTGGCTAAAGAAGGTAACAAGATTCGTATCATACGATTTGGTGATCAGAAGATGGGTCACAATTATTCCGCTGCGGCTCGGAAATCTTTCAAAGCTCGCCATGGTAAGAATATCAAGAAAGGCAAAATGAGTGCTGCCTATTGGGCAAACAAACTCTTTTGGGCTGGACCTAGTGGTAGCAAGAAGAAACCACCAAAATCACAAAAGGTTAAGAAGTACGAAGAGGGTGGAGCGGTTCCGCCTCCAGGAAAAGAGTTGACCTACCAAGAACTGCTCGAATATGTAGCAATGAAAAAGGGAGGCACTACGGCGCAACTCGAAGACATGATGAATAGAATTATCTATCACGAGAGCGGTGGTGACCCCAAGAAAAAACAAATAGGTGGTGGACCGGGTAGCGGTGCATTCCAATTTGAATCTCAACAAGGCGGTGGTGGAATCATTGCCGTAAATCGTGCTTATAATATAACGGAGGGTAAACAAACATCTTTCCCCGAACTTGCCGAATACGAAACCCCTTCTTGGATTAAAGAGGCGTATCCTCAAAAATCATTTGATGCTAGTAAGGTAGACTTGGAGCAACAAAAGTATTTGTTCCTTATGAATCAACTAGCGCATCCAAAGGCTGATCTAGGCAAGTATCTACAAGGCGATATGTCATTGTTTGACTATTGGGCAAAATACCATTGGGCAGGCAAAGAATCTGATTTAGAAGCCCGTAAGAAAAATTGGGATGCTCGAATGGATGTTTATGATAAAAAACTAACAGAACAAAACTAATTGGAATGACACCAAAAGAGATATCAGAAAACACAGTAGTAGGTCTATCCTTAAAAACTATTGGCGCAATTGTGGCAGTGGTTGGGGCTGTTACTATTGGTTACTTCGATCTTCAAGCAGGAATCGAAGAGGCAAAAGTCTTGCCAGAACCTGTAATTAGCCGAACAGAATACGACCTAAAAGATGAGCTTGTTCGTGAGACCATCATGAATACTCAAGAGGATGTTGAAGATATCAAAAAGCAATTAGATAAAATAGAAGAACGCTTATTTGAAATGAAATGAAACACCTAGTCCTAGCCACAATACTGCTCCTAATACCCTCTTCGGCTAATACTAAAGAAGAGAGCATTAAAGTAAAAGGAGTTGTGATGGTACATTACAATGCCGAGTTCAACGCTACCAATAATTATGTTGATGTAGCACGAGTAAAAGACTGCAAAGTATTTACTGCTTGGATAGACAAAGAGCCTGAATTAAAACAAGCTCAAGGTATTAGATCAGTACCAACCATCATCCTCTATAATAATGGTAAGGAGTTTAAGCGTTGGGAGGCAGGACTCAAAATGAAATTAGATATCCACTACTCGGAACTACAAGAAGAAGTAGATAAGTTGACCGGGGCAAACAAATGGTAACATGAAAAGAACTTTACTACTTACATTTTTCATTATATCCTTTCCTGTTTTTAGTCAAAACATAGTCAAGGACTTCTTTAAGTATAGTACAGTATATACTAGTGCTATGGCTGCTTCTCCTATGGAAGCACAAACGGAATACTTTGTAACGCAACTAGGGGACTTACAAGATGTAACCATAGACAACCCTTTTGATTATCGTGCGACTATTGGTATCCGCAGGGTAGCGAGATTTGATTACGAGAATCGTCAAAATAGATTTTACGATGGTCACAATCAATCCAACACCTCTACTAGCTCAACAGTCGGATCGGTCAATGGATTTGAGTATTTAGCCCAATATGATGAGGGTCGTCAACAAGGTAGAGAGTACATTAATCAACGATACTTCTTAAGATACCTTTCCAAGCATTGGATGGTAAAAGGAGAGTTTTACAACCAAGGTCTTGTCAACCTAGACTACACTCAAGTAGACACTCGTTTAAGAATCCACATTGGAGAACTTGATTTTAGTGCAGGTGCTGCCGTACGTCAACACCGCCCATACGGATACAACCCGATCGCCGAGTATCTCCAAGATAAAGCGTGGTGGGATTTAGCATACGAATACGGATACGATGATATTCCATATTCTATTGATGTCGATTTAGATGGTGAGATGGATAGATATGATTGGTTTTGGTGTGATATGTACGGAGAAAAAGTTGCCGACACCGATGCTGATTTTAGACGATACATCTACGGAGACATTGTTAATGACTATAACAAAGCCCGTCTTGATGAGGTCGGAAATCTTGCCTCATTATCTGCTATCTTTGGCGTGGATTATTACCACTACACAGAAGACTTTTGGATTCATTCCTGGACCAATGTGTTGCCCTACCACAGACATGTTTATGGAGACCACATGTTTTCTTATGAGCAGTTTGCGGATAATCTAGAAGAAACTAACCATTGGATTGATGGGCAGTGGATTGATTATAGCGCAGGTGCTGTTTTAGGATATAAGGTAGGACTACATTGGGGAGTCTTTGTAGAAGGTGAATACATGAAGTATTGGGATAGAGAACTATACTCAATAAAATGCGGACTTAATTATCAATTTAGATAACAATGAAACACTTAAAAGTATTTTGGCTCTGGATTAAGGAGACACATAAAAGATTTTGGGCTTATTGGTTTGGCTACACCGAAGCCGATGAAAAAGTTATAGCAGCAATGAAGGAAGCGCAGTCTCGTGTAAAGAAGGCTGTGGATGAAGCCGATGATGTTATAGATGCCTTGAAGGGCAAGTAGTTACCTCAACATTTTTTTAACCATTTAAACTATCTTTGTAATGCAAGGACAAGACTCTTTTGCCTCTTGGGTAAACGAATTAGAAACGGCGGATCAGCCAACATGCAACATTTCAAACCCAGAGGAATGTGAAGCGTGTGGCTCATGACATGGTGTGAAGTAGAACCTGTCGAATGCCCTTGTGGAAACTGTAAGTGCTATGAAAGTAAAAAGAAAAAAAGGAAAAAAGGAAGTAATGGTAAAAGCCCCAAGTGGTTACCATTGGATGGATCAGAGAGGTCGCTACTACCTTATGCCTCATGAAGGTAAATTCACACCTCATGAAGGGGCATCTTTAGAAATGCCTTTCAAAGTAATTACAAAACACTCGTAGAAATAGACCGCTCCATTAGGGGCGGTTTTATTTTTTATCTTTGTGCTATGGCTACCTCAAAAAAGAAAAACCCTAAACTTTGGAAGAGAATTGTTGCTCGTATCAAGGCGGGAAGCAAAGGTGGAAGATCGGGACAATGGTCGGCTCGTAAAGCTCAACTCGCTGTCGCTGCATACAAGAAAGCCGGGGGTGGATATAAGGGTAAGAAGTCAAGTAAAAATAAACTTGCAAAGTGGACAAAGCAAAAATGGACAACAAGCGATGGTAAGCCAAGTAAAGGTAAAAAGAGATACCTACCTGCTAAAGCATGGAGAAATCTTACGGCAAGTGAAAAACGAGCTACGAACGCAGCCAAAGCAAGAGGCAACAAAAAAGGTAAGCAGTTTGTGAAGCAACCTAAATCCATAGCAAAAAAGACTGCCCAATATCGTAAGTAGAAAAACATTATTTTTGTAACACAAACATTATATCATGAAAGTAAAATACGGGAAAGGTGGATCGTCTGATGGGATGTACGCAGAGGCGGGTGCGCTGATCACGGGTCTCGCTAAAAACAAGAACTTGCGTGAAGCCATGAAGGCAGAAATCGCAAAGTATGAGAATGGTGGCTCCGTTACAGGAGGTGACAAAGGAGATAAAGGAGCTAAAGGAAAGGCAGGAGGAAAATTCGTGGGCATGGAAGTTACCATGGTTAACGATAAGGAAGCCAACGAAAAAAGAGCGAATCAGGAATTATTAGACTCCCTAATATATAACGAAACTACTGGTAATCTTCAAAACGAAGAGGGTGAGCGAATGTATATAGGTAGTGTAGGGCTTCCCCTTTCAAAAGAAGCAGCACTAGAATTAAGAGCGGCAGAAAGGGCATTTATGGAGGCTTCACAGGAATCTGACTCTGCAGAATATGTAAGAGATGTGAGCTATCGAAATCCTAAAGCCGCAGACACTAAAAAAGGACGAAGGTTAAGAGAGAAAAAAAATGATGAGAGTTGGGATAGGGAGAGTGCTGCCATCGATGCCGAAAGCGATCAATTCGATAATCTATTGGCTCTATATGAAAAATATAATATTCCTCAAGATCAGAGATTTATTAGAGAAGAGAAAAGCGGTTTAACAGGTGGTATTATCTACGTTAGCGACAGTACCGATGAGATGAAATCGGCAAGTAACCGCTGGACTGGAGGAGACCTGCAAAATAGAAGCGGGTATAATAAGGCTATAAAATACGGAAAGTAGTAACTATGAAAGTTAAATACGGAAAAGGTGGGTCATCCGATGAGATGATGTATGCTAAAGCAGGTGCGCTGATCACAGGTCTCGCTAAAAACAAAGACATGCGTGATGCTATGAAAGCAGAAATCGCAAAATACGAAGAGGGCGGTTCCGTAACAGGAGGCGACAAAGGAAAGAAAAAACCAGGTGGTGGTTCAACCGACATGGGCAAAGACCCAATGGATCCAGAAGTGGTTGGTAAGACTGTTAGTTTTGGCTTTGGTGACCAAGACGAATACGAGACTCATGGATATATGGCTGATGGTGTAAGTGCAGAAGACTTTGAAAATGCTCAACTTGAAATCGGAAAAGGTATTGCTCAACGCCTGTTAGGTAATCAACCAGGAATGGATAAAATTGTTAATGCTGCTATTACAGGAGACAAGTCTGGATTAGATGCCTCACAGAAAAAATTGCTTCAAGTTCTATATAAAAAGGGCTTTTCTAGTACTTTAGGCAACCAGCTCTACGACAAAGGTGTTCTCGTAAGCGACTATCGAAACAAGAGAACGCGCGATAGAGTAAGTCCAGAGATGAAGGCTGCTATGGAAGAGCGTGGTCTTACATTCACCACGGATCGACCGGGACTAAACGCTGTATACACAGTTGGTAAGGCAAAATAAAAAGAGGGGCGTTAGCCCCTCTTCTTTTTGATACCGATCAGTCAAACCAAAAAACCTATTAATCGGTATCCACCCTAAAACAACTATTGATTTACCGCAACTCCTTTTTGCATGATGTCTCCCACAGTTTTGTAGTCGCCATCATCGTTTCTAATTACGGCTAAAATTACCACCCAATCATCGTAATCAAACTCTCTTGCAAGTAACACCTCTTCCCAAACAAGAGGGGCTTGATACCAACTTACACACGATTCAAGTAGATCGTTTTGTAAACTAATTAAATCATCAGCATTAGACACATCGTATATGTACCAACCCTCTTTGTAAAAGGTGGCTTCGATGTTTGTAGCATCAAATACTTCTTGGATTCTCGATGGGATTTCTTGTCCCTTTGCCGTTACTCCTAGGAAAATTAGGACGGCTAACATCATTCTTTTCATGATTATTGAATTTAATTGGTTAATTATATTAACAATACTAACACTTCTTTTCCACATATACAACCCCCCAACCAAAAAAATTATATTAATAGGTATATTTGTATCATAATTTAAATATATCCATATGGCTAGTTCAATTCAATCTTCACTTGAGCAGGCAGCATCTGCAATGGGAGTCGAGATCAGTGACACTCCAAACTTTGAATCAGATGCTCAACCTCAAGAGTCGCAACCACAAGAAGTAAATGAAGTACAGGAAAGCGTACAAGAAAGCGTACAAGAGCCTGTGCAAGAAGATATTGAGCAACCCGTTGCTGAAACGGAAAGTTCTTTGACAAACGAGGTAGACGAAGATGTAGATGTTGACTCACTTATGCTACAATACTACAATGAGAAATTCGGCGTAGAACATAGTTCGTGGGAAGACATTCAATCTAGTACACCTCAACCAGAGCCAAATGAGTTGCCAGAAGCAATTAAGGTTATTGCCGATTTTGTAGAGCAAACGGGTCGAAGCCCCGAAGACTGGTTCCGCTACCAACAACTTAACCCATCCGAAATGGATGACATGACAGTAGTGCGTATTAGTCTAGCCCAACAGAATCCTGATCTTAATCAATCTGAACTAGACCTTTTGATTTCAAGGAAGTACAAACTTGATGAAAATCGTTTTGAGAACGATGAAATTGAGTTTTCTAAATTGCAATTAAAACTAGATGCGAAGGCTGCACGCAAGGAGATCGACAATGTCCGAAATGGATTCAAGCTCCCCGTACAGCAAGAGACTGCTCAAGAGGCTGAAAGTCCAATAGATGACTCGTGGATTTCGTCTATGTCTAGCACTGTAGATAATATTGAAGGCTTGACATTTGAATTAGGCAAGGGTGATGAATTTACCTTTACTCTACAAGACGATTACAAGAATCAACTAAAGGACAAAAACTCTCGACTTGATGAGTTCTTTGACCCTTATGTAAATGATCAGGGGGAGTGGAATCATGAATTGTTGAGTTCTCATAGAGCGGTTATCGATAATATCGAAGGCATTGTTCGTGCTGCCTACCAATATGGTTTAGGTAAGGGACAAAAGAAAATCGTTGAGAGAGCAGCAAACATTGATGCTACATCACCTAATCAACAAAGCAAAGGAGAGACTAATCAATTAGAGAACCAAATCATGAACGCCCTCTTCAAGAATGACGGCATGATGAGATTTAAATAATTGTTTAAGGCTAAAATAATATAACATGGCTTTTTCTATTTCAGGTGCATATAGTGATGCAGACAGCCCAGGACAGGGTGCTATTCGCCGTGCAACGATTGACAAGTATTCAGCGTTGGGCGACTTTATTGATGAAATCAACAAGCCCGATAATCGTGACTTGTTGGTAAAAACTTTCGGTGACCAAGGTATTACTGGTTTCCTAAAGTTGACTGGTGCCGTTAAGGCAGCAGGTACTAACGACAAAGTACAATGGTGGGAAGAGACTCGTCTTCACACTGTACAGAAGTACTCTATCTCTGCTGATGTTGCTGCGGCGAAGTCGCAAACAATCGCAAAGGGTTCTTCTAATGCTTTGGTTGTTCGTGTAGGTGACATCCTTTTGATGGGTTCTAACAAACGTGCTTATGTTTCTGCCGTTGCTTCTGATAGCTCGACTTTCACAGTTAAGGCGTTGTTGGATGCTAACTTGGATGCACTAGATGGTACTCCAGCATCTTCAGGTTCTTTCCCAATCGTTGGTAACTTGTACGCACAAGGTACTGATCAACCAGGTACTTTCTTCGAAAGCAATGTAACGCTTCGTACGAATGAGTACATGATTATGAAAGATACCTACAAAGTTTCAGGTTCTCAAGCAACTAACATTGGTTGGATTAACTTGGGTAATGGAGACTACCGCTGGTACTTGAAGAATGAGGCAGACACTCGTCAGCGTTTCATGGACAAGCGTGAAATGATGATGTTGTTGGGTCAAAAAGTAACTTCTACAGATTCTGCTTTGAGCGGTATCTCTGGATCAGAAGGTTACTTCGCAGCAATCGCTGATCGTGGTATCAACATCTCTGGTGGTGCTATGACTGCATTGACTTCATTTGACTCTTTGGTTAAAGAATTCGATAGGCAAGGTGCTAACGCAGAGTACGCTCTATATGTTAACCGCACACAAGACTTGGCTATCGATGACTTGTTGGCTAAAGGTAACGCTTCTTCATTGACTTCTGGTATTGCAACTCAATACGGAGCATTCAACAACGATAAGGACATGGCTGTACAGTTAGGTTTCAAATCGTTCCAGCGTGGTGGTTACACATTCCACAAGCATGATTGGAAATTGTTGAACGATCCAACATTGTTGGGTAGCCTATCAGGTGAAGATAGCTCACAACACTATGTAGGTGCTGCTATTCCACTAGCGACTGTGGTTGACCCACAAACTGGTGACCGCAACCCATCTTTGGAGATGAACTACAAGGCTTCTAACGGATACTCTCGTGAAATGGAACACTGGATTACAGGTTCTGTTTTAGGTGCTAGTACTGATGGAAATGACTTTGCACAGTTCAACTACCGCTCTGAAGTATGTTTGGTAACTCGTGGTGCTAACCGCCACGCATTGATTACTGCATAATCAACTCTATAGGATCGGGGAAGGGCAACCTTCCCTGATCTTTTTATTTATTGGTATAATTTAATTCTATTTAATCATGGCAGCAACTGCTCAAAAGAAAGGTCCAGGGCGACCTAAAAAAAATACAACAGTCGATCTGACTGAAACATCAACTCCATCTGTAAGCATTCCTCATAAGGAGTGGGAGAAAAAAGACAAAGTTTTTCGTGTTCTACAAGGCGGTGGTATAGTATACTCACTACCCCAAGATGGTGTGACTATCTTTGACGAAGAGACAAACACAGTTCGTGAGATGCGTTATTGTCCAAACGAGCAATCTATTTGGCGAGACGAACAAAGCGAATATGCAAAGAGAGAACACATCATGTTCTATGATGGACTTCTTTATGTCTCTTACACAAAGCCTAACCTTATGGAATTCCTTGAGCGTCATCCCGGCAACGAAGCCAACGGAGGAAGTCGCTTTGCGGTTATTGACAACGAAAAGTCTGCTCAAGAAGAGTTGACTAACGAGTTCCAACTGCTCGATGCTATTCAATTAGTTAGAGATAAAAACATAGAAGACCTACTCCCGATAGCGTTGTTCTATAATATTGGAATCAATCGTCCTTCTAGTGAAATTCGTTTTGACTTGTTACAACAAGCCCGATCGAACCCATCAGACTTTGTTAGGTCATTTGACAATCCAATGGTACGCACACGATCAGTGGTTAAAACTGCCGAGATGTATCAAATCATCAAGTGTGATGAGAATGGTACATACTGGTTTGATAGCGGTCGCTTAATCGTGTCTACACCTGTTGGTCAAGATAGTATCGATGTGATGTCTAAATTCTGTCTTACGGACAAAGGCTCAATAGTTTTTGGTGAGCTTGAACAAAAGGTATCTAGATTATAGTAGAGATAATTTCACACAAAGCATTTAAAGACTTTAGCATTACCTTTCTGCTATATGGGGGGCGGTCAATACCGCCCCTTTCTTTTTGGTATATTTGTAAAACAATATATCACAGGTATGGCTAGTGTCAATGTCGTTTATAATACATTAAAAGATTTAGCGAATAAAGAGCAAAAGGGATTTGTAACACCTAGTGTGTTCAACAACTTTGCAGCAATCGCACAGGTCAATGTCTTCAAAGATATCTACGCTTCTTCAAGCAAGGGGCTTGTGGATAGGGTAAGGCGTATAGACCCATCACGGAATCTTTCCAAGATAAACAATGTAAAGGAAGACCTATCGGTTTTTTCTAAAACATCAACTATTTCAAAATCTAACGGAGTATTCTCAAAGCCCGATGATATGCTATATATTATTGGGGTAAGTACTAGTGGAGCAGTTTTGTTTGGTCAAAGCACTCGTACTAATGTAGAGATACTTTATGACGAATCGAAAATCGATCATATCCTCAAAAGCGACTTGTCGGCTCCTAGTGATAACCATCCTATTGCATTGGTGTCTAGCGACATAGAGGTCTTCCCTTCAACTATAAATAAAATTAGGTTGTCGTATTACAAGTTCCCTCAAGGTGTTGTTCCAAACACCGGGGCTAAATCTGCGTCATTACCTAACTACCAATACAATACTTCAAGTGGTGTTCATGTATTTGATGCTGCAAATAGTATTGACTTCGAACTGCCCGATCACTATGTACCAGAACTAGTGAATGAGTTGGCTAAACTAATAGGTATCAACTTAAGAGATAAGGATGTCTATGGATATGGTCAGGCAGAAACACTTCAAAAAAAGGCTAAATAATGGCTCGTAATTATACAACACTAGATCAGATTGTTTCGGACTACATTATTACCATGGAAGGTGACGACTATGCTAACAATGTTTCCGACACATTGATTCGCACATATGCAAAGCGTGGTATTCGAGAGATGGGCTTCGATATGTCAAAGCGTATCCGCTCATTGAAACTATCGGTCAATAAAACCAACGAGACTGTAGAACTCCCCGATGATTATGTAGACCTTATCAAAATCGGTGTTATCGGTGCTGATGGTCTCGTATATGTATATGGTGAAAATAGAAACTTACATATTGCTCAAAAGTATGATGTTGCCTCTGGCAGCGACCTTCTCGCAGCCAATGCAACCGATAGTGATAGCGATGGGGTCTACGATCGGGTAGATGTCGATAGCCCTAGTGTAGAGTATGATGGTCTTCGTGGCTATGACTCTTATGTGTTTAGAAACTATTTGTATGAAAACACCATGGGTGGACTATATGGTCTAGGTGGTGGTGTTTATACGGGTGAGTACCGAATTAACCTTGATCAGAATCGCATTGAATTAAGTGCTATGGATGAGGTAAGCGAGGTTGTTATGGAATATGTTTGTGATGAAGCTCGTAGTAAAAACCCTAGTGTTCATGTTTTCATGGAGTCGGCGTTGAGGTCGTACATCTACTTAAAGAGTATAGAGAAGAAATCTTCTGTGCCTCTTGGAGAGAAAGCTCGTGCAAGACAAGAATACTACAACGAAAGAAGACTTGCTAATTCTAGAATGAAAGCCTTCGGTAAAGACGAAGCACTTAAAACTATTCGTAAGAACTTTAAGCAGTCGCCTAAATTCTAATGATAAACAAGATTGTACCACAATATCTCAATAAGTCGGACGATGAAAAACTCGTCAAACAAGTTGAGATGACAAACGCAGAAAATATCCGCATCTCGGCAGATGATGATG